TCCTGAGGCAGATATGGTGCGAATTGAATTGGATATACTCGGTGATCCTGCATATGTGGCACAAGACATGTATACCCCAATTCCCCGAGAGCAGGGCAACACGGTAGATCAAACTATATATGGAAGTAACCTAAGAATACGAGGTGGCGGACCAGATCAAGATTACAATACAACATTTCATTGTTTTAATGTAGAAAATTACATGCCGATAGTTAATATTAGATACAGAATACCAACAGATTTAAATGATCAAAAAGGAGTTTATTTCAATGCTGATGAAGGACAAAAATATTTAGATGATAATTTATTTTTTGATGGAGCCTATCAAGTTTCCAAAGTGCAATCAACAATGAATCAGGGTCAATTTTTACAGACGCTTACTCTTGTAAGGCTAAACAATCAAAGTACATTCGGTTTTGGAGATTTAGAATCAGCGGCAAGTGGCGAATTATCAAATGTAATAGAAGACAAGAAAAAAGATATAGAATACGACATTAAGAAACAATTTGTAGAACCGTTTGGAAAATATCAAAGGTATTAAAAATGGCACGTGACGAAAGAGGATTTGTAGATACACAAAGTAACCAAAAAGATTTTAAGGATGCTCTTGTCAGCAAAGATGCAGGTCCTTATCTTGGAACCGTGAAGGATGTTGCTGATCCTTTAAGAATGGGTAGATTGGGAGTTAATATTCCGGCATTGTCTTTCAACAAAGATCCTGCAAAATCTAACATTGTATGGTGTCAGTATCTTTCACCATTTTATGGCGTCAAAAGTTTAAATGCAGTTTCCAAAACAGATCCATATTCTTATCAAACCACTCAACAAGCATATGGTATGTGGGCAATTCCACCTGACATTGATACAACAGTGCTTGTGATATTTGCTAAAGGAGAAAGAAATGATGACAAAGCCTTTTGGATAGGGTGTGTTCAGGATCCTTTAACAAATGCCCAGGTGCCAGCCTATGGATCGTCAAAAAATTCAGCAGTTGGAGTTGACACAGTTGGAGACATGGACACAGCAGGAAAAAAAGGAATGTACGGTACTGACTTTTTGCCAATTGGCGAAAAAAATAGAAAACTTCTAGAAGGCGATAATATTGATAATGCTAATCAATGGAAATTACCTGTGAACGTGCTTTTATCCGATCAACTGTTGCAACAAGGATTAATAGATGATAGAGTTAGAGGCACAATAAGTTCTTCAGCACGTAGAGAAACTCCAAGTAATGTATTTGGTTGGAGTACACCGGGTAAAATTAGACCTGATGCGAGAACAGTACCAATCGGTATAAAAGGAGCAAAAGTCAAAGTAGATAGAGAAACAGGACATTCGCTTGTTATGGATGACGGAGATGAAAACGGAACAAATCAACTTACAAGATTAAGAACAGCCTCAGGACATCAACTTTTAATGCATGATACAGAAGGTGTTGTTTACATAGCAAATGGATCAGGAAAAAGTTGGATTGAAATGTCTGCCGAAGGTAAAGTTTATATCTATGCACAGGACGGATTTAATATGAGATCAGACGGAAATTTTGATCTACACTCGGGAGGAGATATTAATTTTCATGCCAAACATAATATAAAATTTACAGCAGAATAATGCCAATTTTATAATGAATGTTGGAGAATATGGAATTGTTAATTCTTCTCAATCCGGTGGAATATCGTCATATGCCAAAAGTGGATTAACTTCACACGGTGCAGTACAATTACACAGCGCCTCAGGTAGTCATCATTTAAAAGGTGCCAGAATTGATTTCAACACAGATGGTACGCAACAACCGGCGTGGGGACCAAGTTGGTTAACTTCGGAAGCGGCCGGAATTATAACAGATACCTCACAAAATGATGTGAATATCACAGTTGGCGCAGGACAAATATTAGAGGCTAATACCAAAAAAACAAAAACCACTGTGCCTAATCTTGTCACACATGAACCATTCACTAGAGCACCATCGGGTGTTTTTGAAAATATTTCACAATGGCAAGATCCAGTGAAGTGGAAGGAATTGTCTGAGACGCCTGGTACTTTGGAATATATGGCACAACAAAACAGAATATCAGATGTTGAATATATTAGAGAGTTGCAATTTTTTACAGATCAATCAAAATATGTTCAAGACAAAGGAGGCAAGATTAACAATTTGATAAAAAATAATATTAAAAAAAATATTGATTTATCTAAAGCCAAAAAATTGTCGGATACATTTACATCAGAATATAATAAAATTTTCAATGTTAAGTCGGTGATGAAAAATCTTTCTAAAGACAATCTCAATCAGATTTTAACAAATAAAGTTGTTGCTGGAAAATTTACAAGTGTCGCATCCAGTCTAAAAGGTATGGTTTTGGGAAGAACATCAGCAAATAATCTACCACCTTCCATGAGGGGGTCATTGGCCGGACAAATTACACAGGTAGGGGCGGCAATCAGGAACAATATAACATCAGCAATTGGCAAGTTTAAATTTTGGTAAAATAAGGATTATAAATATTAGTAATGGCATACGGAGATAATTCAAATTATAATTCAAGTAACAAAGTTACTTTTAAAGGTTTTTCATCTAAAGCCGAAAGGCAGAACTTTAAAGTTTATGATTTTGAGTGTGCCAAACAAGATCTCATTAACCGTTTGTCTGTGCGTAAGGGCGAAAGAGTGGAGAATCCTGAATTTGGTACAATAATATATGACTCATTATTTGAACCGTTCACAGAGCAACTTAAACAAGCCATCACAGAGGATATAGAGGCAAATCTTACAGCAGATCCGCGTATTGCAACTGATGAAATACTGGTTACTGAAGAGGAAAATGGTATATCTATACAGGCTAGTATCACTTATGTGCCACTTGATATCACTGAAAAATTAAGATTTAGTTTTGATGAAAATTCATTACTACGCCTATCTTAATATACGCACTTAATTTAATATATAAATATCCATACAAACAATATGGCTACCACAGAACGACAGAACAGATTATTAGTTGCAGAAGATTGGAGAAAAATCTATCAATCATTCCAACAAGCAGATTTCAAATCCTACGATTTTGAAACACTTCGTAGAACAATGGTGGCATATCTTCAAGAAAATTATCCAGATGATTTTAATGATTTTATTGAAAGTTCAGAATATGTTGCATTAATCGATCTTATTGCCTACATAGCACAAGCACTTTCATTTAGAGTTGATTTAAATGCCAGAGAAAATTTTCTTGCTACCGCTGAAAGAAGAAATTCAGTTTTAAGATTAGCACGTTTAATTAATTACAATGCAAAAAGAAATCGTCCAGCAACAGGACTTTTAAAAATGGATTCAATATCTACAACCGAAGATGTTAGAGATTCAACTGGTGCCAATTTATCAAATTCAACAATCATATGGAACGATGCAACTAATTCAAATTATAGAGAACAATTCACAGCAATTTTAAATGCGGCTAACGTTACTGGACAATTACTAGGCAGTCCAAGAGAGTCTGGACAAATTAATGGTATTAAAACAGAAACATATACTTTAGCAAGTATCCAAGACGATCTTCCTTTATTTTCTTTTAACCAATCCATAGGTGGCACAAATAGGCCATTCGAAATAGTACCGTCTTCAATAGAAGGATCTGAGAGTATTTTTGAGCAAGAACCTATTCCCGGAACAGGCTTAACTTACACATACAGAATAGATGGGGCAGGTGACAGTTCAAACAACACAGGATATTTCTTTTTATTCAAACAAGGACAATTACAGATTGAAGATTTTACAATAGATGCATCGATTACAAATTATGTTAAAGCAATAACCAATTCAAACATTAATGAAACAGACGTTTGGTTATATAAACTAGACCAATTTGGACAACCTTTACAATCATGGACTAAAGTTCCGACGTTGACAGGAAACAATGCAATTTATAATTCATTGGCAAAATCTGAAAGAAACATTTACAATGTTGTCACAAAAGCAGGAGACAGCATTGATTTAGTATTCGGTGACGGAAACTTTTCTAACATACCACTAGGGCCATTTAGAACATATTACAGAACAAGTGATAATGCCAAGTATGCAATACAACCTGCAGATATGCAAAATGTTCAGATCACAGTACCTTACAGTGATAGAAACGGTGCTACCCAAACATTAACAATCTCAATGAGTCTTAAAGCCTCAATATATAATTCGGCCGCATCGGAATCAAGTGCTTCAATTAGAGATAAAGCACCACAAGTATATTACTCGCAAAATAGAATGATAACAGCAGAAGATTATCAAGTTGTGCCTCTATCTGCATCTCAAGAAATTGTTAAAGTTAGATCTGTGAATCGATCAGCATCAGGCATATCTAGAGCAAAAGAAATATTAGATCCAACAGGTGCTTATTCAAATGTATCTGTGTTTGCTGAAGATGGAATCTTGTATAGAGAAGAAACAACAAATCAATTTACTTTTACTTTCACAAATAGAAACACTATCCTTTCAACGATAAACACAAAAGTTGAAGCAAAATTAAAACAACCATATTCAAGACAATTTTATTATTTAAAATATAGTGCAAAAGATTTAAGCACAACAAGTATTACATGGAATTCTACTACAACATCAACAAATACAAATACAGGATATCTTAAAGAAACTGGACCGTTAGTAATTGGTGAATTTGCAACTTCAAATTTGAAATATGCAAAAGTAGGAGCATTAATAAAATTCTCATCACCTGATACTAGAGAATTTTTAAATAACACACTAGTAACAGCAGGAACAGTTGACGCTGAAGACAGAATATGGGCAAAAATTGGTGCAGTCGTAGGCGATGGTGCTAACAGCGGAGTTGGAAATTTAGAAGACGGCACAGGTCCGGTTACTTTAAATAATATTGTTCCAAATGGTTCTAAAATTACTAGTATTATTCCAAATTTAACAACACTATTTTCTGATACACTTAAAACGGAAATACTTGATAGAGTTGAAGCATACGAAAATTTTGGCTTAAGATACGATGTGGATTCAGAAACATGGAAAGTTATAACTTCTACAAATGTCAGTGCAAGTTCTGTGTTTAGTTTAAGTAACACAGGAGATACTACAGGTGCAAATTTGGACGCAAGTTGGTGGTTCAACTTTACAAGTGACGGTAACACATATACAGTTACATATAGAAGTTTAGATTACATATTCGAATCAGAGTCACAAAACAAATTTCATTATGATGCCCAAGAAAAAGTTTATGATTACAAAACAGGAAAAACTGTCAAAGACACAATTAAACTCTTAAAAACAAATTCATTAATTTCTACAGGCACTAGTGTAGGGTATCCTATTACCTGGCAAGTTGTAGATACGGTTACTGAAACTGACGGATTTCAGGATAACAGAAAAGTAAAAATTGGTTTTTACGATGATGATGATGATGGTGTTGTTGACAATCCAGAACTTTTTGATATCATTATAGAACCGGATACATCAATTACACAAAAATTTGTATTTTTTGAAAAATATATTTCATATGATAACATAGAAAGATACAGACCTTACTCAGCAACAAATTTTATTGTTTCTAAAAACGAAACAGACATAAATTTAAGCACAACAACGTACACAGATGAACAATTATTTTATTTTTATGACGAAGCAGAAAATATTGTTAAGAAATATAGTTCAACGACAAACACTTTAACCACATCTACAGACTATATTGCTAGACGTGGAAGAAGTTCTTTAGACTTTCAATACAAACACAACGCAGGACAAGACACAAGAATTGATCCAAGTGTGTCTAACATTGTTGATGTCTATCTTTTAGAAAGAACATATGATAACTTATTTAGAATTTGGTTGCAAGATGGTGGTGAAAAGCCAATAGCATCAACATCAGATCAATTAAGAATAAGTTACGCAGGATTACTGAATCCTTTAAAATCATTATCTGATCAAATAATTTACCATCCAGTAAAATATAAAATTTTGTTTGGTTCAAATTCAGAAGAGCAATTACAAGCAACTTTTAAAGTTGTAAAAAATCCAAAAACAAATGTTACTGATGCAGTAATAAAAACTAGAGTAATTCAAGCAATAAATGAATTCTTTGCATTAGATAATTGGGATTTTGGAGACGCATTTTATTTTACAGAATTAGCCGCGTTTATACATAATCAACTGGCACCGGATTTAATGACAGTTGTTATTGTACCAAATCAATCTGGACAGAGTTTTGGGTCTCTGTTTCAAATAGGTTCAGCGGCTGATGAGATTTTTATTAGTGGGGCCACCGTTAATGATGTTTCAATTATAACTTCGCTAGGTGCTAATCAATTGGTTGCATCTGGAACAGTTGTAACAAGCACGTCAACCACTTCAACAAACACTACAACAGGATCAGCAGTGTCAGGCTCTACTACATCAGGTTCCAGTTCGTCAACTGGCAGTAGTGGGGCAGGATACTAATGGCAGATAATCCTATAAATTCAAAAACAAATCAGGAAGTTGTCAAACAAGGCAATAACGAATATAGAAGAAGTGTTCAGCACTTACCAGCATTTTATAGAACTGATTCTAACCAAAGATTTTTATCAAGCACAATAGATCCTCTAATTCAAAAAGGTTCACTTGATAGATTAGATGGATTTATTGGAAGACAGGACGCTTACACAAGAAAAGTTACTGATAGATACGTTGGCGCTTCTGATAGAGATAGATTTGCATATCAATTAGAACCCACAATCACTTACACAGATAAGGATACAACATCTGTTAATCCTGAAGACCAAGTTAAGTTTACAGGAACATATGACGACTATATAAATCAAATAAAATATTTTAGAGGCAAAGTTAACAATCATGATAGACTTAACAAAGAAACTGTTTATTCTTGGAATCCAGCAATTGATTACGATAAACTTATTAATTACAGAGAATATTTTTGGACACCTGAAGGACCAAACGCAGTTGAATTGGATTCTGTAGGT